TCTTGATCGGCGTCGATGATGCCAAGGCGACGATCTACACGCGATACGCAAACCAGAAGCGCGGGCCGGGCTATGTCCACATTCATGAGGGCATCAGCGACGACGCTATCGCGCAGATGACAGCGGAGCGCGCGGAGACCGAGTACGTCAACGGCTTCCCAAAGCGAACGTGGACGAAGCCAAGGCACCGTCGCAACGAAATGCTCGACATGTACGTCTACGCCTACGCCGTGCGGTGCTCGTTGAACATCGACATGGATGCTTGGATCGCCAAGCTCAACACCTCGAAAGAGCAAGCCCCGAAGGCGCTAAGCGCCGAAGAGATCGGCAAGCTCTATCGCTAACACGCGGCGCGCTTACCGCGTGACCGTTTCCCCGGAGGACTAGATGACCACACCCGGCGCGTGCCCTCCGGGGCGCTACGACGTGAGCGCGGCAACCGACTGCGTCGCCAAGCTCTCGAAGCTCTACGAAGCCTACATCTCATGCGTCACAGGTACGACGCGCGTTGTGGTGCGCTTCAACGACCGATGGAGCGAGTACGCGAAGCCCGACGCTCCCGCGCTGCTCGCTCTGTACCAAACACTCTACGCGCAATGCCCCGGCGCGAAAGCCGCAGGACTACCCGATCTGAACCCGAATCTTCGGGTGCAGCGGGGCGCGCCTGCACAGGGATTGTTCCGATGGCCTCACTTGTAGAATCTAACGCGGCGGCTGAAGCAAAGCTGAACGCGTCGCTGCACGCTGGTCTCGCCCCCGGTCGTGGCTTCGGCTTCCGACCGCCGCTCACATCCTCGGATATGGTCGCGTACCGATCCAAGGACTCGTTCATGGCCGACGCGCGCGACGCATCGCGCTCGAACCCGTACGGCCGCAGCGCCACGCGCTCAACGGTCGACGCGGTCGTCGGCCTCAGTTTCAAGCTTCAGTATCTGCCGAACTACGCTGTGCTCGGCGTCACGCCCGAAGAGGCGCTGACCTATTCGCAGATGGTGGAAAACTTGTGGGAGATGGCGGCGCAGTCGCCTTGGTTCCACTTCGACGCCCAGCGCAAACAGACCTTCACGGGGTTGATGCGCACCGCGTATTCGAGCGTCTTCACAAACGGCGAGGCGCTCGCAACCATCGAATGGAAGAAGGCTCTCAACGGCAGCCGAACGTGTTTACATCTGCTCACGCCCGAGCGCCTGAGCGACCCTATGGGCACGTTGGACTACACGGGCAAGCGCCGCATGGGCGTCGAGCGCGACATTCACGGCGCGCCTGTTGCCTACCACATCCGCGAAGCGACGCCGAGCGATGTGTGGGTGTGGGGTCCGGCCGCCGCGCAGTTCTCGTGGAAACGAGTGCCACGCTATACGCCCTGGGGTCGACAGAACGTCCTGCACTTCTTCGAGCACGATCAGCCCGACATGACACGAGGCATGACCTCGTTCACGACCGCGCTGCTGCCGATGCGCTTGCTTCAGGACTACAACGTCACCGAGCTGGAAAGCGCGGCGATCCGGGCGACCTACGCCGCCGTGATTGAAAGCGAGCTGGACTACGACAATGCGATGAAGGTTATCGGCGCGGAGCAGGCGAAGAGCATCGCCGATAATCCGGTGCTGGATTTCACGCTTCGTATGATGGCCGACAAGGCGTCGTTCTATAAGGGCCAAGAGTTCAAGTTCGGCAAGAGCAAAGTCGCTCATCTTATGCCGAACGAGAAGCTTCATATGGTGCAGGGCAACCAGTCCGCATCGGCTCTGAAGGACTTCAACTCGGTCAACCTCTACACGCTCGCGTCCGCGCTCGGTGTCGACTACGCGACGCTCACCAAGGACTTTTCGTCCACGAACTATAGCGGCGCGCGCGCAGCATTGTTCGACGTGTGGCGATCTTACGAAGTCCGACGTTCTGCGTTCATCGACTCGATCCCGGTTCCGTTCTTCGCGGCATGGCTGGAAGAGCAGATCGCAATTCGGGGCACCATCCCGATGCTTGGAGACAAGTCGTTTTATGAAGTGCGTGACGCTATCTGCCGTTGCACCTTCGAGACCTGGTCGAAGCCCCGCCTCGATCCGCTGAAGGAAAACCAAGCCGACCAGGTGCTCTATGACATGGGCGCTCTCAACCTGAAGGACATCTGCGCAGCGGATGGCCGAGATTGGCGTGAGGTACTTCAGCAGCGAGCCGCAGAGAAGAGGGTGATGGGTGAACTCGGGCTGAAGCCGGAGGACATCAACCCTGAGCTGAACGCCAACAAGATCGCGGCGAAGAAGAAGGAAAACGCAGGCCAAGAAGGCGGCGGGACCGGAGAAGCATAACCATGTCCTTTCTATCGCGCATCTCCACGCGCATTCTGAATACGCCGTTGCTTGTCACCCCGGAGTACGGGGCGGTCGTAACGAGCGTGCTTGCAGATCGTATCGGTGTCGAGCCTCTCGTCGCCGATGATGTCGTTCAGTCGTACAAACGGCCGAACGACCGCGATCATTTCAACCGGCGCGCTGGGATCATGACGGTGCCGATCATCGGCGGCCTCGTGCATCGCGGCGACGGACCGGAAGCCGCCTCGGGCTTGCAGAGCTACACTTCGATGCACAACAAGCTCGAAGCGCTGTTTGCTGATGATACCACGCGCGGCATCCTGATCGACGCAGACACCGGGGGCGGCGAGGCGGCGGGCTTGCAAGAGCTGGCCGACTGGCTGCCGAAGATGTCGAAGCAAGCTGGCAAGCCTGTTTGGTGGATCGCCAACACGACCACTGGCAGCGCAGCGTATTGGCTCGGCTCGTCTGCGGAGCGCATGTACGCAGCGCAGAACGCGCGTGTGGGGTCCATCGGCGTTTACTGGCAGCACGTCGATATGTCGAAGGCAATGGAGAGACGGGGCCAGGTCGTCTCGTTCATCTACGCTGGCGATCACAAGATTGACGGCAACCCCTTCGCGCCGCTGCCAGACGATGTGCGCGCATCAATCCAGACGAGCGTCAACAAGCTCTACGGAGATTTTGTCGGAGCTGTCGCGAGCAATCGCGGCCTCGACGAAAAAGTAGTTCGAGACACGCAGGCGAGGGTCTACGGCCCCGAAGATGCCTACGCGCTCGGACTGATCGACGGTGTCGGCGGTTACGGCGAAGTCCTGACTGCTTTCACTGAGTACCTCAACCGCCCCTTCGTGGGCTACACGTCTCATGGAGACTCTATGACCACCAAGCTGATCTACGATCAGGAAGCCGTCGACCGTGCAAAGGCCGAAGGCATCGCGACCAACGCAGGCGCGTTGAAGGATGCTCAGGACAAGATCGCGGCGAACCTCACCGAGCGAACTGCACTGCTCGCGGCCTTCGCCGAACTCGCTCCCGACAACAAGCGCGTTGCGATGTTCGTTGAAGCGCTGAACGACGGCGCGACCGTCGCGCTCGCTTCGAAGCTCGCGGCGAAGATCGAGACCCCCAAGGTCGAGGCTTCTGCGCAGGGCAAGACCCGCACCGAAGCAGATGTCGACCGGATCATGAGCGCGCACGCCCCGAGCATCTCGGACACCGGGGGCACCGAAGGTGAACTCGATCCGAAGGCGAAGCGCCTCGCGGAGCTGAAGGGGTCGATGACCGCCTACAACAAATCCAAGGGCTTTGTGGCCTAACCAGGAGCACACACGATGACTTCCATTCCCTATCCGGTGAATGCCGGTGAGGTCGACTCGATCTCGTACCTCAACCTCGAAATGCCTGGCTCGCACCCGAAGTTCATGAACTTCACGATCCTGGGCGGCCAGACCCTGAAGGCGGGCTCTGTGCTCGGCTTGGTCACCGCTTCGCGCAAGCTGAAGCTCGCTGCCGCTGCGGCTGGCGACGGGTCGCAGGCCCCGATGGCGGTGCTCAACACCGACATCTCGACGTTCGCTGCCGATGGCACGACCCCGAAGGACATGACCTTCGACGTGATCGTCAGCGGTGCCGTCCTCAATCCGGCCGCGCTTGTGCTCGGCGCAGGCATCACCGCAATCGCTGCCCAGGACGCCTTGCGTCCGCTGGGCTTCCAGTTCCGCTCGCCGGGCTTCTCCGGTTAAGAAGGGCATCTTTCTATGAATATTCCTCTTCAGCGTTACGAGACGTGGGAACTCGACACGATGGTCGCTCAGATCGAGCGTCCCAATCCGTGGCTGCTTCGCACGTTCTTCCCCGGCTCGAAGTTCTTCGACACCAAGCAGATCGAGTTCGACATCGTCGACCGTGGCCGTCGCTTGGCACCGTTCGTAGCGCCGACCGTCGCTGGCAAGCCGATGACCCGCGAGGGCTACCGCACTCGCACGCTGACGCCGGCCTACATCAAGCCGACCGAGCTGGTGCTGCCGACGCAGGCGTTCACCCGTCTGCCCGGCGAGGGTGCCTACGGCGGCGTCCTGACGCCCAAGCAGCGCTTCGACGCCATCGTCGCTGAGCAGCTCAATCTCCACGAAGAGATGATCGACAATCGCCTCGAATGGATGGCCGCGCAAGCCCTTGTCGGCGGCGGCATCACCATCTCCGGCGAGTCGTACCCCGAGGTCCATGTCGACTTCGGCCGCAACCCCAACCTCGCAATTCAGCTCACGGGCGGCGCGAAGTGGGATCAGGCGACCGCTAACCCGCTCGGCGACATCGAGTCGGCGTCGCTCAACGTGCGGCGCATCTCGAAGGGCGCAGTCGTCACCGACCTGGTGATGGACGGCGCATCTTGGGATCTGCTCAAGAAGAACGCC